GTGAGGGTGAGCTGCTTGGACTGGAACGTTTCGGTCAAGACCATCTGGAACGTGGTTTGCGCGCCCATGAGCTGGTTGGTGATGGTGGTCTTGTTGCCGGTTCCCGCCGTCGTGTAGACGTAGGAGATCAGTACGGGAGTGTTGGCGTCCGCGCTGGCGAAGGTGTAGACGCCTGCGGTAACCGAGTATTGGCCAGTCGTGGGGCCGGAGGCGACCCGAGTCAGGCTGACGCCCGTGGTGCCATTGACCACGCCCAGGTCGGTCAACCAGGTGGCGCTGTTCGCGACCGTGATCTGCCAGGGCGTGCCTGCGGGAATGGTGCCAGCTTCAGCGATCTGCCCAGTCTGGAGGCCGGTGGCATTCGTTCCACCGAAGAACAGGTTGTTCAGGGCTGCGCCATTGAGCCGAGCGCTCTTGGCTTTCCATGCGATCTTCCCGGCTCCGCGGGCGACGACGATGGGGAACTGGAATCCGCCGCGCAGCTCCTTGGCTGTGAAATTGAAGTCGACGCTTACGTCCTGCAGGCCGCCGAACTGTACCGGCGTGGGGTTGCTGCCAGAGGGGATACCAAAGAGGCTCCCGCTCCCGAATCCGTATTGGGCCATGGTGGGCCTCCTTTACAAAAGGTCTTTGAGGGCTTCCTTCGAAGCGTGAAGGTCGTTGTAGACGTCAGCGGTGAAGCGGTGCGCCATGGGCTTGATGTGGCCCTCGAACCACTCGTCGATGACGGAAGCGAGGCTCTTCTTGAGCTCCGGGGTCTCAGCAGTCGGTTCATTCTTCATGTGCACCTCAGGCAAAAAGGATCTCGAGGGGGATGATGGCCATGGCCTGGTCGCCGAGGACGCCCTCGTCGGTCTCGACCGGACCGGAAATCCAACAGTGCTGGCAGAGCCCACCTAGGGTCTGTTTCTGGCCGGCCATGGCAGGGACCAACGCGGCCTCGATGGCATCCAGCAGGTTGTTCAAGGTGGTGCTGGGAGAAACGGATGGGTCTGTGGAATAGGCGTAGAGATAGAGATTTGCACTGATGCGCCAGGTGACAGGGAGCCCCGATTGGTTCTGTGTCGGGTGCTGGGCCCCAGCCGCTAGGAAGAGCGCGGGTTGCTCGGAGGGCGATACGTCACTCCAGTGCTTCAAGCGCCGAGAAACGGTGACCAGGCCCGGAATGGACTGGAGTTTCGTGAAGATCGCGGCGAACACCGCATCCCGGCTCACAGGGCGCCCCGGATAGCATTCTGGAGACCTGCCTGAATCTCAGGAGACATCTCGTGTAGCGCCGAGCGCAGGAAGGATCGCTCGGGCAGATTCATCTGGCGGGTGAAGGAGCCCCACATATGCTGGGCCGGGTTCTTCACGGCCTTCCCGAAGGCGACCTTCACCATGCGGAGATGGGCCTTCACCGTAACGGGTCCCTTGAATCCGAACTCATGGGCTGCGGCGTAGACGATGTTTGTGCCCACGGAACCAGTGACACTGTTGGAGTCAGCTATCACGCGCTGATTGATGGAGGCCCGAAGCGTGCCCGTCTTGTTCTTGAGAACCCGACCGGAGAGCTTTTCGTTTTTCACCTTGATCAGCAGCGCCAGGGCCAGACGCGAAACCTCGCTCTTGACGCTGCCCATGACCTTGTGAGGCGTGGCCTCCAGATGGGCGATGACGGCTCGGTCGCCGACGAGCTGGGCCATGATCATACGGGCACCACGGCTTTGTACTGGTTGAGGATGGTCCTAACGCTGTCAGGCATGTCCTTCACCAGGAACGTGACGGTCTCGCTTCCGAAATTCTTAGAGACATGGCCAATGTGGTCACGTTCTTTCCAGCGCAAGGCGGCCAGTTCCAGGCAAGCCTGGGCCAGGTCGGGTGGCGTTTGTGCGAACCCTGCGGTATAGGAAACTTGAATGTTGCAGTCGTTCGTCGTGAACGTGTAGCCACGGAGGACGAGGGCAGTCGGCGTGAAAATGTAGCCCAGCGTGGCTGGACTCGTGGATGCCGGGATGGACACCCCGTCAATCAATACGGACGACACCGCCGTCACCGGGCCGTTGGCCAGCACCATCCGATTCCCGCCGTGACCATCGCGCGTCTCCGAGTAGGCAAGACTCCGGATGGTCCGGGAGATCACCTGCTGGATGAACAGAGAGGCCGCCGTCACCATTTTCTGGAGACGATCGGACGTCGGCTGGTCGACGTTCACGAGGCTCAACCATGCCGCCAGGTCGGCGACAGTGGTCAAGTCGGCAGGATCGGGGGTGGTGGCCATGACTTAGACCTGGGACGCCTGAGACTTCAGGGCCGCCGTAACGGCCTGGATGAGGGCGGGGCGATCGAGATCTTCGACGTCCAGTTCCAGCTCAGCAGCCTTGGCTTTAAGAGCCTCGTTGGACCACTGGGGCACAGGCCTCACCGAGGGTGGAACGATGGGCTGCTCGACGGAGAGAATGAGGCCATGAGGGACGAGGTCCGGGATAGCTTCATCCGGGACATCGAACTCGCCGTGTTCGTCGGCATCAAAGACTTCGCCACCCCAGGAAACGCTGGTGTGGCCAGATTCGGAATGCATCTTCGCCATTGGGTTCCCTCCAAAGGGAAGGCCAGAGGGCCCCGAAGAGCCCCCTGGCGAGGTTGTGGGTTAGCCGTTCGCGATGTTGGTGATGACCGCAGTGGCGAAGGGCGCGTAGACCGCGAGAACTTCCTCGGCATAGACGCCGCAGTCGCGGGACCGAGTGGTCTGCGGCCAGAAGGTCTGCATGTAGTCCTTGCGGATCTTCATCTCGGCGACGTTCGGCACCTCGGAGCTCTGGTACTGCGCGGGGAGGTTCTCGCAGTAGCCCAGGAGGGTCCCGGCGGGGAGGTTGGGGTGGATGATGATGGGGATCTTGTAGCCGCCGCCCAGGGCGAAGGGGTTGTAGTAGGCCTCCACCACACCGTTGCCGACGATGGCGTAGGGGTTCTGGCCCGGCTGCTCGTAGCGCAGCAGGGGGCCGGAGGCGTTGGACAGCACCTTGTTGGTGATGTTCTTGACCTCTTGGCTGTTGGCCAAGATCACGGTGGGGCCGCAGCGGTAGTTGTCCCACATAGACTGGAGCAGGTCGTCCAGCTCGGAGACGTTACCGCGGCCGCCAGCGGTCAGGGGGGTGCCCGTTCCCGCGGTGCCGGTCGCCATGGTCTTCACGTAGGCGTTCGAACCGGAGGCGAGGGCCGTGTAGAGCAGACCGTCAAACCCATAGGAGGCATTGCGGCTGGCGTCGATGGTGACGGCCGTAGCAGCCTGACCAGTGCCCGCGAGGGGGGCGGAGAAGGTGACGGAATTGATCGTGGTGATCTTCTCGAGCTTCTCGGAGCCCGCGGCGCCGGTATACCAGGCATAGCCAATCGCTCCCGCGACAGGAGCCACGGAGCAAGAGAGGCTCTGACCGAGAGTCACAGCCTGGGTGGCCGCGGCACTCTTCTGGCTGGAACCACCATTGAGGACATAGGTCTTGCCATCCGCCCCAGTGATGGTCTGGGCCTGAACGACACCGCCCGAGAGGGAGGCCGCGTTCATGCCTTCGAGGGTCAGAGCCACGCAGATCACGGAATAGGTCAGCGCGGGGAGGGTGGCACCGGAACCAGCAGCAGCCAGCGTGGGTGTGCCGGGGGTTCCGAGAGCGACGGAGTTGTTGCCGCCCAGGATGGCGAACTCTTCCTTGATGAAGGTGCCTTGCAGGAGCCGCATGGCCATGGTGGACATCAGGTCCTCAAAGCCCTGCGCCGCGTTGATGGCTTCTTCGGTAACGTTGTCTTCTTCACCGATCGTCCGGTAGCTCGCGGCCTTGTCGACGGCACTGTAGGACATCCGGCCAGACCGCTGACCTTCAGGCACCCATGGCATGGACTTCACGCCGGAACCGACGAGAGCCATGATGGCCTTCCAGTTCGTGGCGGTGCCGCCCTGACCCGGAACGCGGGGGATGCGGTTGCGGAGGGGGGTGATGACGGGGTACAGGTTCTTCGCGGGAGCCTGGAGGTCGTAGTTGACGATGCCGGAGCTGGTGGTCAGCGCCTTCTGCAGCGTGTCCCCGCCGACGTTGGACTGGATCTTCTTCAGAAGCTCCAGGGTTTCCTGAATCGACTTCAACATGGTGTTTCTCCTTTCCCGCCTGGGCGGGGCGATGGGGTGGGTGCTATTTCCCGCCCGGGTGGCTTGCGTAGATGGCCTTGATCAATTCCTTGGCCTGCTGATCAGCTGGGAGCTTGGAAATCTCCTCAGCCTTTTTCTGGAGAGCCTCGTCGGCCTCAGTGTCCGGGGTGATGTCCTGGCCTTTGGAGATAGTGATGCTGCCCTTCGGGGCGGCTGGGAGCTTCTCGAGCTCCTGCACGCGCTTGGTGAGGGTGTCGATGGTCACCTGGGCCTTCTTCAGGTCTTCCTCGAGGCCAGCGGCCTTCTGGAGAGCTTCCGCCTTGTCCGCCTTGTCGGTGTCGTCTTTCTTGCTGCCTGCATCATCCTGGTCATCGGTGCCGTCGTCCTTCCAGCACTCAGCCAGGGCCCCCATG